GCTTGGTTCAGCGGCATACCGCCAGTTTTAACAAGCGCGCCTCCGCCCGGAGGAACGCGAAAGATATTCGTGTTCTGACGCGCGCCAGTGTCGGCCATGAGGAAGCCGGGGAAATTGGAATACATGCCAGCGTCAAGCAGCTCACGCCACGCAGCAGTGATAGCATTGGTCGTGTTGCCCAGAATATGAAGAAGCCCGATGTCATAGAAGCCCAGCCCCGGCACGAAGGAGTATTTGACAAAGTTGATGCGGGCCTCGGGCAGCTCCTGATCGTCTTCGTCGTAGTTGCGGACGATGGACAGGATCTGCTTGGACGAGGTGTCGATGGTCACGCGATAGGGGATTTCGAGGCCGCTGACCTTGCCCTTGTACTTGTGTTCAAAGCCCTGAATGTCCAGTTCGCAATAGATTTCGTAAATCTCGCGGTCGCGGTCATCCGGGTTGCCAGACTGGGAAAGGGCAATGCCCTGCTGGCTGTTCTTCTCCTTCTGAACGCTATCGAGCGTCGGCAGGCGGGCGGTGGATAGGTCAATGTCCTTGTAGACGCCAAGTATCTGGAGGCGCTTGACGATGCTGGGGCGCATGTACGAGCGATGCGTGATGCGCTTGGCGTTGCGCAGGTCCGTCGCGGCGTTGTTGACGATCAGATCATCAGCATCGACCGTCTCGGACACCGGGCGATTTCGTAACGGACAATAGTAGACCTTCTTGAAGGCCGTCCCGCCAAAGCCCAGCATCAGGAGCATACGATCCGTGTCAGGATAATATTCCGTCGCGGTCGTCGTAAGGAAATGGTTCAGGTCCATTTCCAGCGCCTGCGCAAGCTGATCTTCTTGGAACGTTGCGTTGTTGTCGTCGTCCCTGATCTTCACCGGCCCATCGGTCGGCAGCAGCTCGCTGCGGGCGTTGGCCTGAAAGCGCAGCACCGCCTCAAGCAGAAGCGGGTGTCGAACTTTTGACATGCCTTCAACGGGGGCGCCGTCTGACGCGCCCTGCAAGCCGGGGATTTCCAACTTCAGGCCCATGAGCTTGATGCCGGTCGCCCGGTTCTCGATCCACTCCTTGCGGCTCTCAATGTCATCACGGACGCCGCGGAGCAGCTCATCGCTGATGCGGCTGAGTTCCATCTGGTCGATGTCATCAACGAGATTGTCGAACCAGTCCTTGGGCGCGCTTTCGCCAGCCTCATCCAACGGCTTACCGTCGAGGCTGATGCTGATCGACCCGTCGCCATGCTCGATTTCAAGGATGTTGCCCTTTTGGTCCATCACAGGCGTGTCGCCGTCCTCGATCATCTCGATCTGGATGGCCGGAGCCTCATCGGAGAAAGGCTGGCGAATGGATGGCGACAAACCGGGCGTCAGCGGCATGGTCAGTGGTCCTTGCGAGCTTCCATCTCCGCCACAAAGCGCCGGATGCCCTCTTGGGCTGCGAGTGTATCGGATTTTGCAGCAATTTCATAGCGACGGACATAATCGTGCGGCGCGAGGCCAAAGACCTCAACAAGCCATTGATTTTCATCAACTTTATCGACTGTGGCCCGGCACAGGACGCGCTCAGACATCGTATAGGGGCGGAGGGGCTTTGCCATATTGGGTCTTGCTTTCATTGATTTCCGCCAGCCTTTCGGGGCTGCGGGTGAGGAGGCCAAGATCACGCAGGTGTCGCAGAGCCATCGACACCGTGTCAACCAGATCGTCGTGTTTTCCTCGCGGGAAGCTTGAGACCTGCCTGATGACCTGCTCGGCCCATGTGGTGCCCGGCGCGTAGATCATGCCCTCGGCGAACAGGTGCTGGACGCTGTAGAGGCGGCCCAACTTGTCGATGGACTTGGGATCGTACATCTGAACGGCCCACGGTTCGTGGCTGAACAGCCTGCGGATTTCCTGCGCGACCGAATGGCCTGCCGCCTTGTTCTCGATCAGCAGCTTGTCCACCTTGAGCATCGTGCAGTCTTTGGCGATCTTTTGGACAAGCTCGTGTAGCTCAAGGCGCTCGGCCCATGCCCGCATGAGGATGACGCGCGGCACGGCGTTCAGGTCTGAGGTGTAATAGGTGTTCACATAGCCGTCGAAGCTCTTGCCGTAGCGGTCAACGCTGCGCGTGGCCGTAGCCTCCGGATCGCCGCTGAAGACGCCCCAAATCGTGCAGGCGCTAAAGTCGCCGCGCTCCTCGGCCTTGCTGCTGTAGGCCGTGTCAATCGACGCCACGATGAAGTCGCAGGGCGGGAAGTGCGTGTGGTCCCAGAGTTGCCACCATTGATCCTTGATGACGTTACCGCCGCGAGGCGAGGGAACCTGCTGATGCTGGCTGGCGACGGCGTAAGGCCCCATCGCGGCCTCGTCGCGGTCCACAACCTCGGGCGGGAACCGTTGCGGGAACAGCAGTTCGCCTTCCTCCTCGCGCGGATCAGCATAGCCCAGCTTCGTCGTGACGCCTTCACGCCATGCCTCGTAGCGCATGGGCAGGCAAATGTGGTCGTAGACGCCCTGAAATCCTTTGCGCTCAAGGATGACGCCGGAAACGTCCTCCTCATGCAGACGCTGCATGATGACGACAATGGCGCTGGTCTTTGGATTGTTCAGGCGCGTCGGAACGGCTTCTGTGAACCATTCAAGCGTCGTGTGACGCATGGCCTCGCTGTTGGCCGACTCAACGCTGTGCGGGTCGTCGATCAGCACTCGGTCGCCGCGCGAGCCAGTGATCGAGCCTGCCGCTAGCGCCTCGCGGAACCCGGTCGCCGTGTTCTCGAACTTGGTCTTGGCGTTCTGATCGCCGGTCAGCTTCACCCGGTCGCCCCAGTGCTTTTGATACCATTCGCTAGTTACAAGGCGGCGCATCTTGGTTGAATCGCGGATCGCGAGGCCCTGCTGATGCGCGGCGCAGATGTAGCGCAGGTGCGGCTGATTGCGCGGCCCCCATTCCCAGCTCGGCCAGAAGATGTTGACGATCATGCTCTTCATTGTGCCGGGTGGCACGTTAATCAGCAGGCGATTGTAGGGCGATCCATCGTCAAGCACATGTCCGTCCGTGATCGCCTCAAGATGAGCGCAAATCAGGTCAATGTGCCAGTTGTGAACGTAGGGCTGGCCGGGCTCGACGACATGCCAAGCCTTCTTAATGAAGTTGGCCAGCGACAGTTCGCAGCGGCGCTTTTCGATGTCCGCAAGAGTTGCTGGCGCATCTATGTTGCGCGGTAGATCAATGACGCTCATGGCTCATTGTCGTAACGAGCGCCGTTTCCAAAGCCTCAAGCTGGTCGTCATCAAGCTCGCTAACATCAAGCTTGTTCGTATTGATGGCGATGGGAGCGCCATCCTTGCCGGTGATTTCCTTGCGCTCAACCTCGCGCCAACCGCCGCGCGTCTTCATCCAGAAGATGGCCGAGGCTACGGCGCCCGCGCCTTTGCTGGTGGCGATGGAATAAAGGTTCTGGGCCACCTGCGCGTTCATCATAGCGGCGGAAACCTCCAATTCCTTGTCGTAGTATTTGCGCAGGGTCTCGTCGCTGATGCCAATGATCTTGGCGATCTGGTCATGGGTCAGCCCGATGCCCGCCATCAGCGAAACCTGCTTGCGGTCCTTGTCGGTCGGCTCATGCGGCTTGCGGGGCATTTTTCATCTCATCAAAGGTCTTGCCTGTAGCTTCGTGGATGGCTTTCTGGCCGGTAAAGTCCTGCCAGCGCGTTACGATTACATCGCAGTATTTGGGGTCCAACTCCATAAGGCGGGCGTGGCGTCCGTTCTTTTCAGCGGCAATCATGGTCGTGCCGGACCCGCCAAAGCTGTCGAGAACGATGTCGCCGCCCTTGGTGTTGTTGAGAAGCTGGTACTCGAACAGCGCCACCGGCTTCATGGTCGGGTGCTCGCCGTTGCGGGACGGCTTGTCGAACTCAAGGATGGTGGTCTGCTTGCGGTCTGCGGCCCAGAGATGCCCGGCCCCGTCCTTCCATCCATACAGGCACGGCTCGTGCTTCCAGTGGTAGTCCTGCCGCCCCATGACCAAAGAAGACTTCTTCCAAATCAAACACTGGCGAACGACCCAACCGGCATCTTTCGCCGCGCCCCGGAAATTGTAGCCTTCCGAGTCGGCATGCCAGATGTAGAAGACTGCGCCCGGCTTCATGACGGCATCGGCGGCGACGTAAGCATCCCGCAGAAACTGGCGGAAGCTCTCGTCGTTCATGGAGTCGTTCTGAATGGTCAGCTTCTCTTTTGTTCCACCTTCGTAGGCCACGTTGTAGGGCGGGTCGGTCAGCCACATGTCCACGCGCTGCCCGGCGCACAGGCGTTCAAGGTCCGCAATGCTGGTCGAATCGCCGCATAGCAACCGATGGCCGCCCATCACCCAAACATCGCCCAGCACCGTCACCGGATCGGCAGGCAGCTCCGGCACCTCATCTGGGTCCGTCAGCCCCTCGGTCGGCTCTGCCAGCAAGTCGGCCAGCAACTTGTCGTCAAACCCGATCAGGTCAAAGTTGAAACCTTCGGCGTCAAGGTCGCCCACCTCAACCTTAAGCAAATCAATATCCCATCCGGCGTTGAGCGCCAGTTGGTTGTCGGCCAGCACATAGGCTTTCTTTTGCGCCTCGGACCAGCCGGTCGCCACCATGACCGGAACGTCTTCAAGGCCAAGCTTGCGCGCCGCCATAACGCGACCGTGGCCAGCGATGATGCTTCCGGCCTCATCAACCAGCACCGGCGTGGTCCAGCCCCATTCGGTTACGGACGCTGCAATCTGAGCGACCTGCGCGTCCGAATGGGTCCGGGCATTTCGTGCGTAAGGAATAAGATCAGCAACAGCGCGGCGTTCCACCTTGTCTGCTGGCCACTCCGTTTTCTTTATGCTGCCAATTTTCGTCATGGTCCCTCATTACCACAATTATTGCATTTGCTTGACCTAAACAAAACTCGCACAGACTCTTGCCGGGCAAGCCGTATCCGCAAAGGGCCAAAGCGATTTTGTCCATCAATTCCATGCGTAAAGATAAGCGAAGGGGCGAGATCAGGCAAGAAGGCCCGGAAAATCAGCCCCTGAAAATTATTTTCAAAATCGCCGCGAATATGCGAATTACCGCTTGCGTACCGCAATGGTTGCGGGTATATATGGGTCATCAACAACGGAGCAAGCAAATGAAATTAACCACTGATTACATCCGCCGCATCGCCAAACGTGACAGCCGCATCGACGAAATTGAGATTTGCCCCGACCATCAGGTTACAGTTTGGCTTGACCCAAGGTGGACATGGAATGCTCTCGACCGGAACATCACCTGCATGACCTACAACGTGCAAGGCTCAGACGATTGTTACCGGGACGATGTGATGACCTTCCTTGAACATGTCCGCAACATTGAACTTGCCAAATAACCGGGGGCTTCGGCCCCCACCCTCCCTCACTCATCAAATAACAGGAGCCCACCATGTCCAACATCGCCACCCTCGCCGACGCCTACGCCACCTTCGACGCCCAGATCAAGGCCCTGACCAAGCAGCGCGACGCCATCAAGGTTCTGATCCTTGAGACCAAGGAGACGGTCATCCACGGCGAGAAGGCCATCGTGAAGGTCTCAGAAAGCTACCCCACGACCTTCTCGAAGGATCTGGCCGAAACGCTCTTGAGTGCCGAGGACTTCCGCCGCTGCCACGCCACGGCCATCAAGCCCACCATCAAGCTGACGATCAGCGCGACGGCCAAGGCTTTCGCTTGACAACCCGAAATAGTTTCGTGTAACTTTCAAACCGTAACCAACTAACAGGAGCCCACCATGACCAACACCACCAAGTTCACCTTCATCATGACTCGTTACAACAACCGCCCCTTCCTCAACGAAACCATGTACTCCACCATCAAGGAGGCGATTGATGACATCGCCACCGGCCAGATCGACGCCGACACCATCGAGAAAGTGGTTAAAATCGACCTTGAGGTTGGCATGAGCAACGACGTAACCCGCTTCGCCGCCATCGAGGTCTGGCGGATACTTGACGCCAACAACGATTACGCTGGCAAGGAAATGCG